ATCATATAGGTAGCATTAGAAATAATCAATGCACCTGGGTAGATTGTGCTATTATCATAAAACTCTACCCCATGTATATCTTGTCTATGCACTGGGCGTAAAGCAACAGGCAAACCTGTTAAGGTCATAGTCGTTGTGTTACTAGTAAGAGTAAATGGAGGGATAGTCAACGTAACAAGGTAACCCACTTTATGGTAAAGCACAGTAACAGTAGGAGAAGTAGTTCCACCTGTAATGGTAGCAACAAAAGACCCTGTTTCTGGATTGGCTGCTGCACTTGCCCCATCAAAGGTATTTATTAAAGCCCCAGCTGGTGTCGTTAAGTCAAAACGGTATGAGCCAGTATCCAAATAGACATTCGCTTCACCATTGGCGTCAAGAATAATAGGATTCGCATTCGGTGTAGTTAAGGCAGAATCAGACCAAGTAGTTCTAGGATTAGTGGTACCAGCGTCATAAGTATAGAGATAGTACCCATTAGCAGGGGCAGTACCATTAGCTTTCCATGCTTTATAACGAGGATATGGAGTGCTGCTCATTTTTTCTCCCTTGACTTAGCAAGGGCAGTCCTTGCTAATTGTCCTGTTATATTTTTACGTACTGAAGTATTATCAGATAAGGACTTGCCTAACCCGTATAGGATAGCTGCACCACCTGGGGTTGTAGCTAGATGAGCTAAGGACAAACCAGCCATACCCCCCATTACTGCACCTGCTCCTCTATTGTTGCCATTAGTTGAACCAAGAGCGGCTCCACCGGCTAAAGAAGCAAGTTTAATGGTCATTGGGTTAACAATACTCTTATTGCCCTCTTGAATAACACGGCGGTGTAAGGCCCTTTGGAAAGGAATAATACGTGCCTCCTGACTAGTCAAATTCCCTACTTCTGGTGCAGCAGTTGCGATATGTGTATTAAGGTTATTACGAAGCATAAGAGAGGCTTTCTGATAGCCATCTGTCAGGGTTCCTTGGCTTCTCTTGTACTTAATGTCTTTATCAATAGTCTGACGGAAAGAGAGCGCATCTTCTGGAGTCATATGCGCTTCATCTTGACCCTTAGCTGTAGGACGAGCTTTGGCTTCTGCTTTCCAATGTTCGAGAGCATCTTTTGCATCTTGATATGAGGCAGTGGATAGCTTCCTTTTAACTGGGTCTAGCATTTCCTTATCTAAGGCATCCTGAGTATCCTTTAAAGGCCCATTAGTGAACTTGATTGACCGATTCTGTTGTAAAGGACCCTGCATAGGCGCTTCTGAAGACTTTGCGAATGGGTTTAGTAAACTTCCATCTTGGTTGCTTAACTTCGACCCTAGCTTAGAGAGGAAAGATTGTTGGACCTTGCCATTCTCTATCTGTGGGATGCCTGCATTCATCATCTTAGTCTGTAACTGAGTAATCTGAGTCAGTTTATCTTTAGCAGACATATCAGACCATTGCTGCCTAGGCGTAGCTGTTGTGGCGTCTGGTTTAGTTGGAAAGAGGTCCAACATCCCTCTTTGACCCTTTAACTTATCCAGTACCTTGTTACTCTTCTCTGCTCCAAAAGCCTCATTAAGAAGTTTTTGGTCTGCTTTAGTATATCCCTTATCTTCAATTGCTTGTGGAATAGGCGAAGAGCGTAAGGCAGCTTGTTTAGAGGCTAAAGAAGACAAACTAGCTTCTTTACTTGAGCCATTTACATCAGACATTGCTATTTGTTGAGGAGTAGCAGCAGATGAAACGGATGCGTTCCTCCGTGCAGTTGCTTCAGCGACACGTCGCGCCTTATCGGCATCAATTAAAGCAGCTTTTCTAGCAGTCTGTTCTTCTTGACTAAGCGGAAAGTACCCGGGAGTCTTAGTAGAGTTGACTGGGGTGGATGTTTGTTGCACTTGAGGAACTAAATCAGAAAGATTGTGTTCTGGCGCTTGAATTGGCGTCTCTTTAATAGGCGCACTTCCGGGGGGTGGTGCTACCTTAGGACCTTTAGCTGGATTAAAGGTATATGAAGCCTGTTTAGCAGCTGCAGTACGTTCAGTGTTCAACTGATTCATCTTAGCATCAGTTATTGCCTGCGCCTTATCAAGACCCCCGGTCTTGGGTACTAATCCTTCTTCAAGTGCTGCAGTAAAATTAGGTGGGTTTGCTGCAGTCTGTTCGCTATAAGTAGGACGAACTGCTTTTTGTAGAATTTTTGGAGCTACTTCACGTAACTTATCCCCAATTTTACCCCCAAGTAAACCAAGCCCCGCTGAAGAGAGTACTTCTGCTGCTGCTTCTTTAGGTTGTAACTGTTCACCAGAACCAAGATGTTGTGCCTGATGCATTCCAGCTGAAACACCCCCTAGGGTTGCACCTTCAGTAAGGTATTTGAGTGCATTTGACCCAATCTTACCTATCTGCATTGCTTTAGTCGCTGCAACTCCACCCAAAGAAGACGCTAGGACATCCGGTGTCATCTCACCAGCTAATTGACCTAATGACCTATTCTGATTGTAGTCTGCAATCGTCTGCTTCTTGTCTTGTGCAGACCCTTTAGGCGCAAGACCAGCAAGTTCAGATAGCTTGCCCATTCCGGGGAACTTATAAGCGAATGCGCCTACACCGGAACCCATTTGTTCTCTTAAAGGTAAGTCAGAGATAGCTTGTTTCTGTGTCTCTTGCACGGACTGTTGTTGTGCTTGAGGATTATTGAACAAGGTTGAAGCTTTTTCATTGCCTGGGTACTGCTGATGAGGAAGACCTGCTAAGTCTCTCGTATCTAATTCTGGAGTTAAAGGAGCATTATTATCTTTTACACCACCTAATTTAGTTAGATAGTTATCAAAACGAGAGAGATGTTCTTGTCCTTCTGGAGAGATGCCTTTTTTCCAATCTTTACCGTACTGCTTCTCATATCTTCTAACTGCGTTTGGCCCATCGTGATAGGCTACAACTGCCTTATCCATATCTCCACCAAAACGAGAGTAGTTCTGAGCGATATACTTACTCATTCCACTGATATTTTGGTTTGGGTCAGTGGCATCTACAACACCGAGCTGTTTTGCAGTGCTAGTAGTTAATTGACCTAAACCAGTAGCAGAGGTAGCATCATTAGTAGACTCTGGACTAACATCCTTATTTGATTCAACAAGAATCATTGCCCTGATTATGTTAGGGTCTAGCCCATTCTCTGAGGCATGTTTAGAAATAAACGGGTCAAAAGTGCTCATTTTCTTCTTACGAATCTCAAAACTACGGTCTGCATTCGAAATATGTGGAGTTGGAGGTAAGGAAGAACTATCAGGTATACGTTCACCATTAGAATCATACTGTATTGGGCTAGTTTGAGCGGCTTCTAGTACTCGCTCACCATTTTCATCATAGTTCATTGTTTAAGCCCCCACTTAGTACCATCGAATATCATTGGGTCACCATGAGAGTTTGTTCTTTTATCACCTGCTTTATACTTTGCAGTTTGCTGAGTAGGCGTTTGTTGCCCACCTAGCAAGGGGTCTTCTCTATACCCTTGCTTAGTAGTATATTCTTGAGAGATCTCACTATTCATTTTTAAAGCTTCTGCTTTAAAGTTCTTTAGTTTCCAATCACGAATAGGTGGAGAGTCATCAAGCTGAGGTATCCAGGGGCGGAGTCTCGGAATTTCATTAGCCGTTATACGTTGCCCATTCACTGCTTTCATCTCTATAGACCCAATACGAGCTAATAACTGCCTTCCTTGAGTACCTTCGGGGTCTATCTGATTAGCAACAATGTTACCCACTCCTAAAGGTAAAGAGTTTAATAGGGAGTAACCGGCACCGGTATGTTGACCTGGTTTTGCAAAGGCAGTTTGAATTTGATCAATAAGACCAAGTTGATTTTGGTTATCACGAATAGTGCTCTTAACTGTCTCTGGTATCTCTTTTAATGGTTGAGTGATAGGTGCGTTTCCTGGTCCCATAATAGGGGTGCCTGTAGGTTGTGCACCAGACTTAGGAAGGGTATAGGCAACTGGCCCATTAGGTCCTTGAGTAATACCTACTTGTGGAGGAGCACCTAAACCAAGATTTACTGGAGACATGTCTTTCTGTTTCTTACTAGGCAATAAGTAGTAATTACCATCTAACCCAACTTTAGTATCAAAGTCCCCCTGATTTAGCTTCTGTTGTGCCATACGCTCTGTGCTACGTTCCCCAGCAGTAAGCGCATTCATACGCCAAGAATGGATAAGGTCATCACTATATGGTGGCATATCATGGGTAGCATAACCAGATTTAGTAAGAGTAGGAATTAGATGGTTATCATAATAGTCTTTCCGTTTTTCTGATGGTAGACTAGCCAGGGTTTCAGCTTCTTCCCCAAACATCTGGGTATGCTTATCTTCTTCATTCTTTGCTCGTTTAGTAGCCAAGTCTGTTAGTGCTTGGTCATGTTCAGACTGTTGCCGAGTATTCTCTGCATTAGCTCTATCATTCGCTTGGCCTGCGTAAAGCGCTTGCTGATGCTTAAGCATCATATCCTGTTGCTGCATTTGGCGGTCCTGTTGCGCCTTCATTGACGATGTAAAGTCATCCACTAAAGAACTGGGGTCAGCAACTTTGACCCCCATTATAATATTCGGGTCTAACTGTGTCATACCATTCCACCTGATACTGCAGTTTTTGCACCATTCGCAAAGGCCCCAAGTCCTGCCCCGACTATTTTACTGCCAGCAGAGAGTGCATTCTGTGTAGCCGCAGTAGTAGCATTTACACCACTAACTATACCTGCAGAGGTAGCATTCACACCTGATAAGGTATTGTCATTCATATTATTTGTAGCAGAGGTGTAGGCATTTTGATTCTGTCCCGTTGCATTTGTGCCAAAACCAGCTAGAGTAGACAATCGACTAAACCTATCTGTTAAAGCAGTTCTACCCGCATTCTGTTTATCACTATACTGACCATATTGAAAGTTACGATTAGTATTAGCTTGGTTTATACCGGCAGTCTTTGCATCGCTATATTGCCCATATGCACGACCATAGGCTGCGCCATACTCATCTGAAGCCATTTGACCACTTTCATTCGCTAAAGCACTAAGAGTTGCACCAGAAAATAAGCTCCCTCTAGCTGCAGCAGAACGCTCTATTGCTTGTTGTGCCTGTTGCTGTCTAAACTGGTACCCGGGGTCTTCTTTAAAATTAAAGTTAAATCCTGGGTCCTTATACTGTCCTGGGTCTTGAAATTGCCCCACTGGTGCAGTAAAGTCTCCATTCTTCACCCCAGTAGAAAGGTCAGATAAAGCGCCTAAACCTGCTTGTCTCCAGGGTTCATTAGCTGCAGTGATCTTGTCTAAGTTGTCTTGTTGTAACTTATTAGCATCCTTTGTGCCTTGTACTTGAACTGCTGCAGCATCTCTAATCGCTCTCGCTTGTGGTCGTCCTGAAAGAGTAGAGGCAAGTCCACTTATTCCATCTGTTACGCCTTTTTTGCCTAGTAAGGACAAACCTAAAGTAGGGACTGCTCCTCCATAAGCAAGGGTATCTCCTGCCACATTCCCTGTTTTCCTTAGAAAAGATTTGACTCCCATTAGAAGACCTCCACTATTTCATAAAAGACTGTGCTCGTATCTGTTCCAGAGGAGCTCATTATCGTGAACCCAACTCCTGCATTCAATACTATTGAAAGAATACCTGGGGTACCACTAGAGGTCTGCGCAGTTAATCTAATCCTACTAGTGGACGTTATTTTAGTATTAGCAATAACTTTAGTACCTCCAACTAAAGTAGCTAAATCAGATAAAGTACTATCATACCTATTTAATAAGCGTACGGCATATCTAGAAAGTTCATATAGCCAATTTAACCAGTCATTAGTTAAAGTAAGCTTTTCCTTAATTACCACTGCACTTGATTGAGGTAAAGGTGAGAGGTATGTAGCCATTAGTGCTCCCCTATCGTAATGCCTATCTCAGCTGAGATAATCCTAAATGGAACTGGGTCATTAATATACACTTCGTACACTCTTACTTTAGAGCAACCTTGATTACTAAAGATAATTGACTTTCTATACTCGCCTATTTTACCAATAGACCTAGTGTGGTAATTACTCCAGGTATGCCCATTATCATTAGACCAGCGTACTGATATACGAGGGGTATTCCCATCTACAAGACCAACACCCATTTGTATATCCAATTCAAATTTATGGAAAAATATTAACCTACGTCCTTTTGTTAAACAAGGAGCGCGTCTATACCGTATTATGGGAGCAGTATCATCTGTATAGGTAGTTAATGAGTACTCATAAATCTTCCCGTTTTCAAAATCCCCCACTAAATTTTTACCAAAAGCAAGAATCTGATTCGCTGCCCTATGCCTAGTTACAATCTGTGTAGTAGGGTTTCTATAAGCGAGTTCATGCCAAAGGTCACTTATTAAGTCATATGCATAGGTCTTTTTAGCAGTCGGAAAATTTAACACATAGACTTGATGACCAGGAATTTGGTAACTCCAAGAAGTAGCATCCGCTATAGTGTCTTCACTCTGAATGAGTCTTTCTATCGCAGTAGTGCTAATTCTTACCGCCTGCAGTCCTTGAGACATCCATACTATCCCAAAACCTTCTTTTGAACTCCCTAACCAAAAAACGTTCCTTTTAAATGACTGAAGAGAGTACGGTGCGAGTAACCCAACTGCATAGGCTGCTCCGGAAATTCTCTGAAAAGGTAGTGTAGCATCCCCCGTATTGTGGAAAACCTCATAACTATTTGCTCCAAAAATCCAAACTTCTCTCCCATTTACAATTAATCCATTAATAGGGTCTGGGTTACTCTCCACCCCAAAAACATCTTTTGCTGACCAAGAGGTAGTATTTGCTACATTTACTGGGGATATTTGGCATTGATGTGTTAATTTACCTGTAGCGTTATCTGTGACCACTGTAATAAAGTATTGGTCTAAAAAGGCTATAAACTTAGTACCTAAAAATCCTGGCGTATTGAAATCTAGATTACGAGTAGTTCCATCCGCAAAAGTGTAGCTTGCTAAACCATACCCATCCCCTAATCCTCCTCGTCCTCCTGCATTATCTGTTACCACAACTAACATTAAGGCGTTATCTGCCATTTGGTAATTGAATAGCGGGGAGGGTATACCAGAGGCATTACGTAAATTAACTATATATGTAGCTACTGGGCCTTCAGTGAGCTCTAATAATCGCTCAGCTACGATAATGAATACTCGCCCATTGCCACAAACATGCATTGCTTGTATAGGTTGTCCAGCTAAAGACTGCGGGTCTGCTCCTGGTGGAGTAAACGTTGCTGCATCCCAATATGTCAAGAGTCCGGGGGTTTCTTTTAAATAAGACTCATTACGTCCTGTCCCTGTTTCTATCTTTTCAACTATCATATTAACACATCTCTGGCAATCTGCATTAAGAGAGGCTAATGTGTAGGTTGGACCTACAATAGATAGGAATGGTTCAAAGTCCATTATTGGTCCGTATTCGGGTTATAAGTCGTAGACCTAGTATTCTTAGGCAAAAATCTACTTGAAAGAGTCATGGTGGAATTTTTAGTATTCTTTCTTTTCACATTCAGTTTAGACTTCATATACTGTTCGCTTATTTGCGGCATCATTTCACTTCGACCATACTTAATACAAAGCCTCTCACTAAGCCCATATACGAAGCAATCTTCTACCCCTAAAGCGAGAGGAACATCATTTGCAGTATCTAAGATACTATCAAAAAGGTTGTTACTCAAAATACGTAACGAACCAGAAATAGGCGTTGGCCAAATATATAGATTACCATTTGGGCTAATCGGTTGATACGCAGCCATGGTGGGGTACTGTATGCCAACCGTGCTTTTCTGTAGTATATTGGCATAGTCCTCATACGCAATAGGTGATACAGCTCTATCAAAATTTGCTGAATCCCTATAAGTGATACTAATAAGTTCTACTGGTCGCACCATTACCAAGTCAGCACCAGTAGGGCCGATTTGATAGAGTATCTGACCTGCAACCAAAGGTAAAATGTCTATTTTACTATAATAGAGCATTAGGTCTTCTAAGCACCATTGCTGTAGCATACTATTGGCTTCATCTAATGCTTCTAATGAGTCATTAGCATCTGCAGTTTCACCTGAGGCCAATACCCCAACTATACGCAGTGATCTAGAGATTAAGTCAATAGCTAAGGCCATTATGCACCCTTTGTAATGACCAGGGTTATCGTGGTACTACCAATAGCGGCCATAAAGAAGCAGTTGTTAGGCACGATTACATAGAGTTCTTTACCTGCTAAAATAGCTATATCTGTAGCGATTACTGCTGCAACAGATATTAGATTTCCAAAGTTAATATACACGATACCCGTTGCGTGTGTATTCAGAAGACGTAACGTTTGCCCAGGTAGTACTGCAATATTCCCCGTAGTACCCGTAACACCAAGATTTTGTGAATCTACTTGATTCGGAGATAACATACCTGGTAGAAATGTGTTTGTACCAATCATAGTCCTGCCTGCTTCCTTCCTATTAGAAACGTATGTAAATTGCCTTTATATTCTTTATAAGAGCCATCTTCTAACTTCTTATGATGGTTTAGGGATAAGTCTGGAACTAAGACTATTTCTCCACCAAGTTTTATCCACCTACGACAGAAAGCCATATCCTCACCATACCATACCCCATCATGCGCGCCATGCTGGAATAAGTCAAAGGAGGGTTTTTCTAAGTCACCGTAGGCTAATTCTGGGAAATTCTTCATCATTCTACGTATGGCGTTACGTGTTACTTTTAAAAAACCCGCTGGAACAGTGTGCCCTTGAATAGCTGTATTATCAAAGGTTAGTCTAGGAGTATCGTCTCCATTTACTTTAAATGAGCCCATATACTCTTCTTCATCTTTTTTATAACGGTAGGTCCCTGCAACTACATCCCCTTTAGTCTCGAGAAGATGTAGTAAGTCTTTTGGTTGCCAAGAAAGATCATAATCGATATACACGATAGTGTCTAAATCTTTAATGTCCAATGCTTTGCGAGTCATTGTGGCTCTTGCATGTGAAATATACGGGCAACCAATTTCTTGTATAAAGAAGTCTTCCCACCCTGCTGCCTGAAGTACTGGGATAGACGCCTCTAATGCCTCAATATATGGCGGAGTAGGCGCGATATAAAAAGGTGTACAAATAGCTACTTTCATTTGATTCCAACTCCCATTAAGTTGTAGCAAGGTATACGATTCACAATGGTCTTTGAAAAACCATTGTGAAGGATAGACCGCTCTGAAATCTCTTTATTAGTGTCAATCAAAGCGGTCTCCATATTAAGCTGCGCCTTTCCAAGCGCCTATAGCAGTGAGAGTGTTCATAATCTCAATAATGGCCGCCTTAAGATTAATGTCTACATCTGTCGAACTAGCAGTTCCCACAAGGGAAGTAGCCTGAGCGGCCAATGCACGCTGGGCAATAGGGGCAGTACCATAGAGACCAATTTTATCCGTAATCGCCCTTCCAATATTGAGCCCATCACTATTGCTGTTGCCAACATAGTTTTGGATATTCGGGGTCTGAGTTCCACCTGCAGTCATTTTATACCATTCCTTTCATTAAGCGTTTAAGATTAAGCAGCACCAGCAACACCAACCATCCATTCAGGACGCATTACGGCCCAACCGAACAGGATATCCATGCGGAAAATCTCCTGATCACTCTGGACGTCGTAAGTGCGAATAACCCGAATAGAGAGGTTCTTTCCACGCTTAATAGAACATTCCTTTGCAGACACAATCGGCATATCCGCAGAAACAAGCGCAATGGCCTTGTTATACATAGCCCAGTTACGGGAATAGATACCACCAGAAGTGGAACCACTAACCAAGGTAACCGCACTACCACTAACCGCTCCTGCAGTGCTCATGTTCTGATAGTTACCGGAGGTAATGATTTCAGGAGACACAGTCAAGGTGCCAGCCCCACCAGAAAGCGTGATAGCCGCAGTCACGATGAACTGTTGCAGATTACCCGTAGCAATTCGAGTTCTCAGATTAAACTGATAACAAGCAGCAACCGTGATAATCATACCCACTGTAATCGTACCGGAGGTCGTAGCGCCAGTGATAGCCAAAGAACTGCCAGAAGTAGCTGTAGCACTCAGGGTTCCCAAGGCGGTACCAGTACCAGTGGTGAACTTGGGGCAGTTCTGGGTCATACGGAAGTCAAACCCGAGAGCATTGCCCATTTCACCGGAGTCAAACTGCTTATCCAAAGTAGCTTGCTTGTTAAACAGACCCTTCAAAGCATCGACAGTGGAAATTTCTGCATTCTCATTCAAGAGTGCAATCAGCTGCCCATCCTTAGGTACGGAGTAAGAGTTCAACTTTGCCTTAGCCTGCAACCAGGTCAAGGCACTATTAGGGTCCGTACCTGGAGTACCAACATGGTTATATACCGCCGCCAAAGCAGCCGCATGCCCCTGAAGGTCTACAATGGAAGCAAGTTCCGAAGTAGCGGGGTCAATATAGCGCGAAGAATACTCGTCCAAAGTCAAAGCCATATCGGCACTATTGAAAGGCCAAGCCACATGGCGTTGGTCAGCAACAGTGATAGCACGGGACTTTTCCTGGATATTATTCACTACAAGAGCACGACCAGAAGCAGCCGCCATACGGACTGGTTCACGGACACGAAGAGTGTCACCTATCTTCGCACCAGACTTCTGATAATAGTCCTCATACTGACGGTCAGCAACCGAACCCATTTCCAATGCGTTGTCGAACTTCATCAATGCTTCATTGGTAAGCATATCGATGTTAAGAAGAGTCTGAGACATTGTTTCCTTTTACTTTCCCCCACCCTTTTTACGCCAGGCTGCATAGTCTTCAAGAGACATATTCTCTGGAGACTTCTTAGTAGGTGCTTTATCCCCAATGACCTTAGAGCCAGTAGGGGGGTTAGGTGAAGCTTTTTCCTTTGTACCTGGAGCCACTTTTCGTCCAGTTTGAACTTTTGATTCAAGTCTCCCGATTTCCAGTATTTGTTCCTCTACAGTAAGAGAGATTAATTCATGGGCTTCTTCTTGATTATTAGCCAAGTAATACGCTATTTGCGGACCAACAGGGCTACGCATTACAGCCTTAAGAACACCTGCTTTCATAGGTATATTCGCTGCTTTGACAACCTTTTCATAGTCAGGCATATCTTTAACAGCTTCATCTACCTTATCATTCCAGGTTTCGACTAGAGCTTTGTTGTACTCTGCTTCAGCTTTACCTTGGTCCTTCTCTGCTTGATCTAGCAGAGCTTTAGGCCCACGAATTTTATCACGATAGGTATCTACCGCGTCTCTAAACTCTTCCGGGTTTTTAAAGTCCGAACGGTCTGGAGGTGCTTCACCAGTTACTTCAGTAAGCGTTTCTCGTAAAGATTGGACATCAGCTTCTCTGGAGTGTACCTTAGAGGTAAGTTCCTTAAAGCGACGGTCTAAGCGGCTTTGCTTCTTAGAATGATTTTCTTGTTCAATACGCGCTTGCTCTTTTTGTTCTTCAATCTGCTTTACGACTTCTTCGCCTTCTCCTTCGCCTTCTCCTTCTCCTTCTCCTTCTCCTTCTGTATTAGCATTTTCGACCTTAGTGACTACTTTATCCGTAGTAACTTCTGGTGTTTCGGTTTTGCTTGTATCTATTACTTTATCAGTCATTGGATGCCCCAACGTTAGTATCAGCCTCAGCGGGAGGTAGACCGTTACCCTTGGTCGACGCGGCAGGAGATTGGGTAGGTCCCCCCTGTGCGGTTTCATGGAGTCGTTCTAGAACCTGAGTTATCATTTCTAGTTCATGCTCTAATCCCTGTAATTTCCGAGTGATAAGCTGAATCTGGGTAGAATCATCATGCTCACTTGGTTCTTCTTTACCTTTTTCCTTCTTATTCTCTGAAGAGCCTTCTTTATCAAAAGTCGCTTTATTGGCGGAGTCGATTTTCTTTTGCTTAATTTCAGCCATAGTGGCTAATTCTTTAATATCTACTTCTCGACTCTTTAAATGGACTTCTTTATCTTTAATCGCTAATTCCCCATCACGATTCTTCAACTTCTGTTCTGCATCCTGCTCTTTTGCAATAGCCTCTTGTAGTTGTGCTTTAAGTTGAGTAATAATTTGAGTAGCATGTTGCTCATATGCATCTAACTCGGGGTTATCTTTTTCTCCTTGTTCCTCAGCTGCCAGTGCTTGAGGGGGCACCATTGATTTAAAGCGTTTCGCAATCTTATCCGCATCCTTGATATCGAGATTGCCAACAAAGATATCCATTATTAAATTCGCTGCTTGCGGGTTAGTCTGTAATACGAAAGAGAGCTGCTCAATAGCAGTTTCTCTACGAGTCTTGTCACCAGAAGCTACACTAATTTCAGTATCGAACTTACCGACTCCTAAATCAATCTTCTTAGTAGAGCCATCTTTACCTTGGAAAGCGTTAAGATTGATTACTTTCTGTTGAGAATCATCACCAAGTATGCGAATTACCTGACGATCACTCATAATTCGTTGGAACATATCAATCTGAATGCGTGCACTATGCTCTATACTATCTGCTGCGTTATCCTCGAAATCGAATGTGGACAAATCGCTCTGTGAAGCTCTTGCCTTTATGCCTGCTCCTGAAACCTCATTGCTTTTATTACCCATAAAAGCATCCCCAAGTGCGCTAGTATCTTTGATATCTTTATCAGATAGCATCATATAGCGCTCAATAGTTGGGTCACCAGAAGAAGCATCATTACGTTGTGGGGGCGGGGCTAAATTACCCCCAATAGTGATTGGATTGTACTCTAATTTAGGTAAGTTTACATTATTCGCATTCAACCAATCATTTTCATAACCTTCAAACTGACCTGCTGCACCGATATAAGGCGCTCTTGGAGCCAATCCAATACGTTCAACAAGAAGTGAAGACATAACATTATACATCCTATTAGGGTCCATCGAATTACGTGTAATACCTCGTAAATCAAGTTTCCCATTGATGTACCCCTCTCTTCCAATCAAACGTACAACTGGTATATACTTACTATTGGTTTCAAGGTTCTGTATAACCTTTCCACCACAAAGTTCACCATATCGTACAGTCTTCTTCTGTATCTTACGCTCTGAAACAACATGTCCAGATTGCTTCAGGGTTCCTGAGATATCCTTGTGGATTTCACTCTCGCGTACATATGAACCATCGCTCAATTTGTAGAGCGTATCCTGTTCTCTTTCTTCCCAGTATATCTCTCCATGCTTTATTTCACCATCACTCGGCATCCAGATACTACGTGCGGGGATAATCTGTGCACTATCATAGTCAACATCTTTGCAGAGTTCATCTGCTGCATACTTGCTTATCTCTTCAGAGATAACACAAACAGTAGAATCCGCACCATTCTGATCTTCTGAATCGGGGTCAAAAGATACACATAACGGATTACGGATTCGTTTTACTCGTACAGTCTGGTCGTTTGAGTTATCATCTTCATAGTCATTGACAATTCTAAAGTATCCAACTCCAGCACGAATCGCACATTCATATGCCCACATATAAGCACGAATGGCGTTAGATACATACTCACAGTTTCTGACTAAACCCGCAAGAATGTAAGCCGTGTCTGGGTCTGAAGTATCATCTACTGGTTTGACAATAGCTTCTAACTTCTTTTGCTTAGCACTATTAACAATACGATGTACTAGGGGATCTATCTTGTTAATAGTGAGGCAAGGACGTTCCTGTCCGAGTATAGAGCGATTGTTCCTACTCCCTGCATCCCACTGTTCACCTAGAGAGAAGTCATTGTCTTCTTTCCAATGTTTCTTAACAGTAGAGAACTTATCTTCACTACGGGTAAACTGAGATTCAAACATCTCAACAAGGTCTTTTTCATCTCTGACCTTTGCCATTATACCCGTCCCATCCAGTTATTGCCGCTAGAGGCATGGGACATTCCTGGAGCTTCATTGACCTTTTTAGTCTTACGACGACTAATAGGCACATCTGCAACTTCATTTTCACTCATAATACCATAACGCATAGCATCCATGAGATGGTCTTTTTCCTTCACTACTTTCCCTTTATCATCCCTACGATAAATACGGAACTCATCCCACCAGGGTGCGCATGATTTAAAGACTTTAAGTTGTCCGGTAGCAAGTAACTGCCAAACCTTATAGAGTCCTGATTCAACAGCATTGTCTGCACAAGTAAGGTGTAACCCTTCATCCATATACGTCTGAAGTAATTGTCTCCCATCTTCCTGTGATCTACCCCGACTAGCCGGGTCAACAGCTCCTTTAACCCATGCCCCCCTCGCTTTAATAGCGGAAGCATGGACAATAGGCTTTTCTTTACCCATTTTATAGACAGATGTAATATATCGTTCGTCAGTATCTGGGTTGCGAGCAAACCACACAACAGCAGTAGCATTCCATCCCACATCCATACCATACCAACGTTCCCAATGCTCTGGGATCTCTATATCACCAATCTCAATGTCTATCTGTGGAATAGGATAAATCGCACCTGATCCAAGTTGAGGTATACCTTTAGAACGGGCATCCCTCTGGTATTCTGGAATAGAAGCTAATAGCTCCTTTTTCACCTCATCACTTAAGTGAGGGGCATCATCCCAGTCCAATTGAATCAGGAAACGAGACATTAGACTTTCTTCTCATTCTGCGCATTAATCAACGCATAATACTTGGTTTCAGTATCATTCAATTCATCGAGACGCTTCATATCAACCATTGACCAGGGGCGTTCCTTAAATCCCTGAGGGGGGTAATCAATAGCCTTGTTCCCAGCATCGATAAACTCCATCATAGTGGGGCCATCACTACGAGGACGATCCTTAAGTTCCATGTACTTAGGATTAATCTCATAATTACAATGTGCGCAGAATTGAGGACATTGTTCGTCTTCAGTATTACCATAGAACTGAACTGCGCCGCAGTCATTACATTTCTTCTGATTCATTTTAATTCTTTCCCTGGTTCGAGGTAAGTATAGATTAGCTCCGTCATTCCCATCAGCGGAGTGAACGTAAGGATAATCATACCATTGTTTGTCATGGTACGAAGCAGACACTCAGTATAGACATCCTGAGGGGGTTCTTCATCAAGGAGGATGATAATGGGCTTACCTCCTTGAAACGACTTTCGGCCCTGGTCGTAAGATTTCATTACCATAGTAGAGTAACCGTCGAAACGACTTACACTCTCATGACGGATAGCTGCAGTATCTATAGCCTCTCTGATACCAGACTTATTAGTAGTCTTTGCAACCTTAGCTCCTGGGATAAACCCAGAGCCAATGTCATTATATTCTCCGAACAATTTCTTCTGGAGAATGTCACGAACCGTCGTAGAAGTATCACCAGCCAACCAGGTGTCAATTGGGGTGTTGAACTTCCGACCTTCCCACCACTTGGGGTATATACCTGTTAAATGGCAAGTAAGCTCATAACAAGCAGCATCGGTCTTGCCAACCCGATTCGCTGCCATCATACAACGTTCCCTATGCACACGACCAGCTTCAAAGAAGCGCATATGCTTAGGGTACGCATGCCTTGACAGTTTCCCAGTCTCAGGATAGTACTTTTCAATCAAGTTGTACCTCCTTCTCTGTAGCTCCTGCTCCATCAACTCCGGGCTCGGTAACTTTCGTAACAAGCTCGAAAAGTGTTCTAAGTTCATCGTCACTTAGAGCCGCCAGCCGTTCATCTTTGACAACATAATTCCTGTTAACCGTTTCCAGGGTTTCAGCTGTCTTCTTAGCTGTGTAAGGAAGTAATGCCTTCGCCGCATCCATACGTACTTGCGGAGGGAGAGATTCATCATTAGCAATACGATAGAGATACTCCAGTGGAGTTTCGTTTTTCTGTTGTAAGTTTTCAGGTTCACGAGCCATTTGTTCCTTATATATAATATACAGCCAAACTAAGAGAAAGTAAACACTCATCTTTTCCTTCTATAAAAGACGTGGGGATTGCTACTTTAATCTAGGATCTTGGGGAGTTTTCCTTTTCTCGGGGATGGGGTTCAAGGATGTTGGAATTTACAGGGTTTGCCTTTTTATCTCTGTCCAAGGGTTGAGCTCGGTGAGTGCTGCGTCAGCTGTCCTCTCACTGTTGGGATTCGCCCATATAACCACCGCCCACTTCATAGCGCACCTCGAACACGCCTACCCCCGCCCAAGGAAACCTCCTTAAGGTTGTCAAGACAAAGGTTGTTGTAACGACAGTTGTTGTAACGACAGTTGTTGTAACGACAGTTGTTGTAACGACAGTTGTTGTAACGACAGTTGTCAAGACAAAGGTTGTTGTAACGACAGTTGTTGTAACGACAGTTGTTGTAACGACAGTTGTTGTAACGACAGTTGTCAAGACAAAGG